GTTCTCGGTCGCTCTCCTTATCAATGGCAACACGAGCCTGTGCTGTTCGGTTGGAAAAAGAGAGGAAAGCATCAATGGTATACAGGACGGAAGGAATCGACCATTTGGGAATTTGACAAGCCAAAGAAAAATGGTGACCATCCCACAATGAAGCCTATTCCGCTTCTGGCTTATCCGATTATGAATTCGAGTATGACAAACTCGGTTGTGCTTGACCCATTCGGTGGCAGCGGTTCAACCCTTATTGCCTGTGAGCAGTCCGACCGCATCTGCAGAACCATTGAACTTGACGAAAAATTCTGTGATGTAATTGTCAGTCGTTACATCGAGCAAGTCGGCTCTTCTGAAAAGGTGCAACTTATCCGTGAAGGTGTTACCATACCTTACTCCGAGGTTGAGGACGAAGAAACAATCCCGCTGTTTTAGGAGGTAAGCCATGCAAGAGAATAAAAGATTAACACTCGGCAGTCTATTTGACGGCTCTGGCGGTTTCCCTCTTGGGGGGATGCTTGCCGGAGTCGTTCCTGTATGGGCATCGGAGATTGAGCCGTTTCCTATAAGGGTTACTACAAAACGACTGCCGTTTATGAAACACTATGGAGATGTTTCAAAGATGGACGGTGCAAAGATTGAACCCGTTGATATTATCACCTTTGGTTCACCTTGCACCGACCTTTCGGTCGCAGGCAAAAGAGCCGGACTTGACGGAGAACAATCGGGTCTCTTCTTTGAAGCTATCCGTATTATAAAAGAAATGAGGTGTGCAACAAATGGAAAATACCCACGATTTATCGTTTGGGAAAATGTCCCCGGTGCATTCTCATCCAACAAAGGAAAAGACTTCAAAGCCGTCCTCGAAGCTATCATCGGCATCACAGGACAGACAGCCGAGGTGCCTATGCCTCCGAAAGACAAATGGGCATATGCAGACACCCTCGTGGGAGACGGATGGAGCATTGCGTACAGAACTCTCGATGCTCAATATTGGGGAGTTCCCCAACGAAGGCGTAGAATCTTCCTTGTCGCAGATTTTGCAAGTGGGTGTGCCGGAAAAATACTATTTGAGTCAGAAGGCTTGTCAAGGTATTCTGCGGAGAGCTTCGGAGCGTGGCAAAGAGCTACCCGGTGTACTGAAGGTTGCCTTGATGAGACAAGCGAATGCGTAAACATTGAGAACCATCCGTGTGACAGCCGTGTCCGTCTTAATGATGACGGAGTGGTACAAACTTTAAGTTCCCGTATGGGAACAGGCGGTGGAAATGTACCTCTTATAATGAACCCACCAAAAGCCTATGGGATATGCTCGACCGAGAGTAATGCTATGAAATCCGATAACCCACACAGCGGAATCTATGAAGCCAAGACTTCCCGGACAATTGATAAAAGCGGAACATCGCCCACTTGCAATCAAGGCGGCATTGCCGTTGTTTGTGTAGACCAAGGCGGTGGCAAAAGCTCCTGTTCGGTCAGCCGGGATTTAGCACCTACTCTTGCTTGCACTCACGGCGGTGAGCCTGTTGTCTGCGTAAAGGACAGCGAGGTGTACTCCATCACTACGGGTTATTATATGCAAGTGGAAAAAGAGAAAGCTCCTACACTTCTCTCAAGGGACTATAAGGATGCTGCGTGTGTTTCTGAACCGTGTTTCGGAATCGACCGTGCAGCATTCAATCAGGGAAAGAACGCACAGTACAAGCCATCCATCGAAAAGGAACTCGCACCTACTCTTGTTGCAAAGGGGCCCGGTGCTTTGGCACAGCCCGTTTCGTTCTATCCGCAAATGAAAGCCGAGTGCCAATCTCCGCTTGAGGATATTTCAAATACCCTCGTGAACGGAACAAATCCCGGCTATCAAAACGGCGTGGTTGAAACGAGCTATATGGTTCGGAGATTAACTCCGACCGAGTGTGCAAGGCTTCAAGGCTTCCCGGATTGGTGGTGTTCTTCTCTTGAAACTCCCGATCCCTCTAATGATGAACTCCGCTTCTGGATGAATGTTTTTGAAACCTATCGCCAAATCACCGAACTGAACAAGAAACCCAAAACCCTAAAGCAAATCATAAGGTGGCTCAAAGACCCTTATGCCGATGCTTCGGAATATAAGATGTGGGGTAACGGAGTCGCATTGCCTTGCGTATATTTCGTGCTTTCGGGTATTGTGTACCATACACAACTTGAGCCTTGATTATTCTACATAGTTAGTGCTGTAAATGACTTGATATATCAGGGGTTTAGAGGTAATATGTGACTACCAAAAAACAAAGGAGGTCATTTACAATGACAGTAAAGTACAATGTAACAGGAACTAAACGAAAAGAGCTCGTACAGCTCATCTCGAACTTCACAGGTTGCGAAGCTAAATACAAAGGGGCACCGACTTTTGCTTACGAAGTGGACTACTTCACTATCGACAAAAGCGGTGCTCTTTCTTTTGACGACAGAGCCGACAGCGAGGTAATTGAGAGACTGCTTGAAATGCTCTATGACAACGGCTTCGAGTCCGAAGCTCTGCCGGAAGCAGACGAACCCGAAACCACAAGTGAAAGCACGGGACTTTGTGTTTCAATGCCGAGAACACTTTTCACCGAAACAGCACTCGCAAACCTCAAGAGCATCGTAGCTGCAAAGGCTAACCTTCTTAAGAAAGCCTTTCAGACGGATGAGCTTTCCATTCTCGAAGAAGACGGAAAGGTATGCTTCCCTTGGTTCAGCGGTGAAACACCTGAAGAGGTCAAGGCTTACGACCACTTCATTTGCAAACTTTGCGAAATGGCTCGAACCCAAAAGCGTGTAACCGCAACCGAGAAACAGGTCGACAACGAGAAGTACGCATTCAGATGCTTCCTTTTAAGACTCGGCTTCATCGGCAAGGAATATAAGGAAACACGAAAAGTGCTCCTCCGCAACCTCGAAGGCAACACCGCCTTCAAAAGTGGAAACCGAACTGAAACGGAGGTGGAAGCTGATGCATGACCCTTTTTTCGATAAAACGAAATGCGACCGTTGTGGTGGCTCTCTCAAGGACGGACGAATGCAGTCAATGTTCAATGAAGATTGCTTGTGTATGAACTGTATAGCAGCGGAGCGAAAGCTCCCCGAATATGGGGATGCGGTCAAGGCTGACCACGCAGAAATCCGCCGTGGGAACTTCAATTTCAAGGGCATCGGATACCCCAAAAAATAAGCTGTAATATACACAAATACTGCCCGAAAACATTGTGTAGTAATCGTATTGCTATATATCTCTTTTAGAGGTAATATGTGTCACACAAAAGGAAAACACACACTTTGAAAAGGAGCAAAAACGATGTTTAACACAAAGTTCGGAATTGAAATTGAGTTCACAGGAATCACAAGAAAAGAAGCTGCCGAGACCGCAGCAAACTACCTCGGAGGCACGGTCGAGTACACAGGAACCTACTATCAAACCTACACGGTAACCACCCCGGATGGACGCAAGTGGAAGTTTATGAGTGACGGAAGCATTAAGTGCCAAAGGAAAGAAAGCGGCAGAAAGGTTGCAGCCGACAACGATTACAGCGTTGAGTTTGTAAGCCCCATTCTTTCCTACAGAGAGGACATTGAAAAACTGCAAGAGCTTGTTCGACAGATTCGACACAAAGGTGGCTTCGCAAACTCCTCTTGCGGAATACACATTCACCTTGACGGAGCAAGCCACGATGCAAGAAGCATCAGAAACTTCATAAACATTATTGCATCAAAGAACGACCTTTTTTACAAGGCACTTCAAATCAACCCTGACCGAGCAAGATTCTGCAAGAAGATGGACACTCACCTTGTTGAAACGATGAACCGCAAAAAGCCGAAGACCTTAAACCGAATCGAGGACATTTGGTACGAAGGCTACAGAGATTCGAGAAACCAACACTACCATCAAAGCCGTTACCACTTCCTTAACCTCCACAGCTTTTTCACAGGACACCATACGGTTGAACTTCGAGGCTTCAACAGCGAACTTCACGCAGGCAAAATAAGAAGCTACATTGTTCTTGCCCTTGCCCTTAACCACCAAGCATTAACCCAAAAGTGTGCTTCCTCCAAAAAGCCACAAGTTGAGAATGAGAAATTCGCAATGCGAACCTACCTCAACCGCATTGGCTTTATCGGAGACGAATTCAAGAACTGCCGAGAGCATTTGACAACCCACCTTAGTGGTTCGGCAGCTTGGAGATTCGGCAACTAAAGCACCCACCGCAAACAATCGGACGGCATTGCCGTCCTTAAGGTGGTAGAAGGGTTATTAACCCTCAAAAAATATCAAGGAGGATTTCCAAATGAACAAAAAAATCTATCTTGCCTACGGCTCGAACCTGAACATCCGACAGATGCGTTTCCGCTGCCCTCGTGCAAAGGTGCTCGGTACAACGACCCTTGATGGCTACGAACTGCTTTTCCGTGGCTTCCACGAATCCGCAGTTGCAACAGTCGAACCGAAAGTAGGTTCAAGCGTTCCTGTTTTGCTTTGGCTCACGACAGAGCCGGACGAACAAGCACTTGACCATTACGAGGGGTATCCGCACCTTTACCGCAAAGAAACGATTACGGTTCCTTTTGAGGGAAAAGATGTCGAAGCCTACATTTACATTATGAATGACGGCAGACCTATCAATTCACCCGGCTGCGGTTATTACTCGACCATCCGTGAGGGTTATGAAAGTTGCGGTTTTGATACTTCCTTTCTCAAGGAGTCCGCACTCAAATGCTCGAAAGGCGGTGGAAAATTTGACCGATAAAATCCGAGAGCAGATTATGGAGGTTCGTGCCTCCGGCAAAGCAAATATGTGCGACTGCAATGCCGTTCAGGTTGTTGCCAACGATATGCAGTTTTACGAGCTTGTTATTTATATTGAGGAACACCGTGAAGCCTACTTCCACTTCATTCTAACGGGTGAAATTAAGAAATAAAATACACAGTTTTCATCTCAAATCTTTGTGTAGTATATAATCGCAAATTGACTTGATATATACTGCTTTTAGAGGTAATATGTGTACAACAAAAGGAACACGGAGGTTACCAAAATGAATGAATTCACAACAGTTGAAAGACTCGCCCTCGACATTTCACCGAGCTACGATGCAATCGTAAGGTACAAAGGTTTTGTATGCCTTGCCACCTTAAACTACAAAGGCAAGTACGAAGCCGAGATTTATGAGTATGTTGACGAGCCGGATTCTGAATTTGCTGAAATTGAATGCCGCCTTTCCCTTTATGAAAAGGCAACTGAACAATTCAGCAACAGCGGCGAAGCAATTATGTGGTGCTTTAAAACCATAGACAGATAAGAAAACAAAAAATACCGAACGGGGCCGTAAGGCTCTGTTCCTCGTTACACCAAAGACCTGCAAGGGTCTTATTTTTATACCCATTTGACAAGGAGGAGTTATATGAGACAAGGGACAACCCCTACACACACATTCCTTCTTCCGTTTGAAACAAGCAACATCAAGGCTTTGGAAATCACCTATGCACAGCAAGACACCGTGATTCTGAAAAAGAACCTTGATGCTTGTGTTCTTGATGGCAAAGTAGTAACAATAGAACTTTCGCAAGAAGACACCTTTTTGTTTGACACGACTTCTGCGGTTCAAATGCAGCTTCGTGTATTGACTACCACCGACCAAGCCTATGCGACTGAAATTTACATTGGAAAGGTTGCAAAGAGCCTGAGTAAGGAGGTGCTGAAATGAATGACTTTGAAGTTCAGTTTTCGGAAAACAAGCAAGAGGTCGATGTTGATTTCACCGATGGCACAAGAGCATTGAACGGAAAAGACGGAAAAGATGGCAAAGATGGAAAGGACGGAAAATCCGCATATGAGCTTGCTGTTCAGAAAGGCTATGAAGGTACAGAGGAAGAATGGCTTATAGCCCTTAAGGGTGAAGATGGCGAACCGGGAGTTCCGGGCATCGATGGTAAACACGCATATGTTTTCACTACTGAGGGTACAAGTACCTCTTTTACTGCTACAATTGAAGGCTATACCGAATATACCAAGGGTGACCTATTCGTTATGATACCGCATATTGCGGCTACAAGTACATCGCCCAAACTTAACATTAATGGTCTCGGTTCTTATTCAATCCAAAGAAGAGCCTACAATTCTACAATAAAGGCATTGCGTTCTTCCGGTTGCATTGCAAAGGGCATCCCTCAACTGCTTGTTTTCACGGGCAGTTATTTTGTTGCTTTGTCACAGTACCAACCTTACGGTGGTACGGACTTCTATACTACAATTTCTGTTTCAAAAGGTGGAACGGGCAAAACATCGTGGACAGCTAATAGACTCATATATGCTTCCGGGTCATCGACTCTTTCACAGATATACCCACCATCGAGTGATAGTGTTTTGATGCAAAGCACAAGCGGAGCCCCGTATTGGAAACCCAATACGGAAATAGTCCCCGGTATGATGGTCTATAGAGGAAAACACTCTGACCCTATTCTCTTGCCACCGCTAAAAAAAGGAAGTGTATATAAATTCACCACGGATGTCACACCTGAAATAGTAAGCGGAGTATCCGAGGTATCTTATTATCTTGATAACGAAACCTCGTTTTACACCTATGAATGGGGTATTGAAATTTACAGCAATGTAAATGATATCTGCTTTCAAGAACTGTCAAAAATACTCCCAAGCGACTATTTAAATGGTTATTGTGAGAACCCATTTACCTTTGTTTTTATTCAAGGCTCGAATCAAGAAAATGCAAAAGTATATATTTACCATTGCACACAAGCATACACCTATTACAACGAGTTTGAAGATGGTAGTTACTACTACTATTCGTTCTTTAGTGGTTCGTGGGAAAACAACGAGTATCCTACCGAGAATTATATCGCTTCGGGTCAACACATAACTTTTCGTGTTCCTTCAGGTACTTACCCTGCCGGAACTTATATATGCACAGGAGCTGATTGGGAACTCCTCGTATAACGCATCAAGGAGGTGATTGAAACGAGAAAACTAAAGAAATATACCCCAACGAAGTTTATGGCAAAGGACTCCTCTTATAACAAGGAGGCTGCCGACTATGCCGTGAACTTCATCGAATGCCTATGCCACACAAAAGGCACATGGGCAGGAAAACCATTCGAGCTTATTGATTGGCAAGAGCAAATCATCCGTGACATTTTCGGGACGCTCAAATCAAATGGCTATCGGCAGTTCAACACCGCCTACATTGAAATACCAAAAAAGATGGGCAAATCGGAGCTTGCGGCTGCGGTTGCTCTTTTATTATGCTGTGGTGACGGTGAGGAACGAGCCGAAGTTTACGGCTGTGCTGCAGACCGACAGCAGGCATCTATCGTTTTCGAGGTTGCAGCTGATATGGTTAAGATGTGTCCGGCTCTTGCAAAGCGTGTCAAAATCCTCGCATCTCAAAAGCGAATCATTTTCACACCCACTAACAGCTTTTATCAGGTGCTGTCTGCCGAAGCCTACTCCAAGCACGGCTTCAATATACACGGTGTCGTGTTTGACGAGCTTCACACGCAGCCGAACAGAAAGCTGTTTGATGTTATGACAAAAGGATCGGGCGATGCTCGAATGCAGCCCTTGTACTTCCTGATCACCACCGCCGGAACGGATACTCATTCCATCTGCTACGAAACCCACCAAAAAGCAAAGGACATCATTGAGGGCAGAAAAATCGACCCGACCTTCTATCCTGTTATATACGGAGCGGATGAATCGGATGATTGGACTGACCCGAAGGTATGGAAAAAGGCAAACCCATCACTCGGCATTACTGTCGGCATAGACAAAGTAAAGGCAGCGTGTGAGTCTGCGAAGCAGAACCCGGCTGAAGAGAATGCCTTTCGTCAGCTTCGTCTTAACCAATGGGTTAAACAGGCTGTGCGTTGGATGCCTATGGACAAGTGGGACAAATGCTCCTTTGCCGTTGACGAGGAAGAACTCCACGGCAGAGTTTGCTATGGCGGTCTTGACCTTTCAAGTACAACAGACATCACGGCTTTCGTCCTTGTCTTTCCCCCTCTTGATGAAGCGGACAAATACATCATCCTACCATACTTTTGGATTCCCGAAGACAACCTTGACCTTCGTGTTCGGAGAGACCATGTTCCGTATGATGTATGGGAAAAACAAGGTGTCCTTTTATCGACCGAAGGCAATGTTGTGCATTACGGCTTCATCGAAAAGTTTATAGAACGGCTCGGTGAAAAATACAACATCCGTGAAATCGCATTTGACCGTTGGGGTGCTGTACAGATGGTTCAGAACCTTGAGGGTATGGGGTTTACTGTTGTTCCTTTCGGTCAAGGATTCAAGGATATGTCACCGCCTACGAAGGAGCTGATGAAGCTCGTACTTGAGGAGCGAATTGCCCACGGCGGTCACCCGGTTCTTCATTGGATGATGGACAACATTTATGTAAGGACAGACCCTGCCGGGAACATCAAACCCGATAAGGAAAAATCAACAGAGAAAATTGATGGTGCGGTTGCAACTATTATGGCTCTTGACCGTGCTATCCGCTGCGGTATTGACACTACTGAAAGTGTCTATGACGAGCGAGGAATTTTGTTTATTTAAGGAGGTTGATTCTATATGGGAATATTTAGGACTCTTCCGTTCAAGGGATAAGCCCAAGAACAGCACAGTCGGTCAAGGTTACAGCTTTTTCTTTGGTAACACCACTTCCGGCAAGGCAGTCACAGAGCGTTCCGCTATGCAAATGACAGCAGTTTACTCCTGTGTGAGAATACTTGCTGAAGCCATCGCCGGACTTCCGCTTCACCTTTACCGCTACAACGATAAAGGTGGCAAAGAAAAAGCCATCGACCACTCACTTTATCGTGTTCTTCACGATGAGCCGAACCCGGAAATGTCATCCTTTGTTTTCAGGGAAACGCTGATGACACATCTGCTCCTTTGGGGTAATGCCTACGCACAAATCGTGCGAAACGGCAAGGGTGAAGTTCTCGGATTGTATCCGCTTATGCCGAACAAAATGCGAGTTGACCGAGAAGCGGACGGAAAACTGTGGTACACATACACACACTCCAATGACGAAACGCAGACCATTAAAGGCTCGACTGTCAAAATGAGACCTTCCGATGTGCTTCATATCCCCGGACTCGGCTTTGACGGTCTTGTCGGTTACTCACCGATTGCAATGGCAAAGAATGCAATCGGTATGGGGATTGCTTGTGAGGAATACGGAGCAAGGTTCTTTGCCAATGGGGCAGCACCAAGCGGAGTGCTTGAACACC